TTTAAATATGTTTCTGGTAGTGGAGGCAGTGTTACATGGGCATCTGGCGATACAGGAACTAAAATTGTTTATGCAACCGCTAATGATGGCACTAATCCAGATATTATAGATGCTACAACAGATTTTGCTACAGCGGCTTCAACTACAACTTTCACAAACAAAACTTTAACCGCTCCTAAATTTGCATCTGGCGGATTCATTGCAGATGCTGGGGGAGATGAAAATCTTGTTTTCACTGAAGTAAGTACTCCAGTTAATGAACTTAGAATAACGAATGCGGCTACGGGTTCCGGTCCAATTCTTGCAGCAATTTCTACCAGTTCAACCGATTCAAATATTGATCTTAATATTAATCCTTTAGGAACAGGAGTTCTTAAATCAGGATCAGCAGCAGTTAAAGTTGCAGGAACAGAAACTATTTTTATTCCAGCACAAGCAATGTTTGGAACAACTACAAATGGAGCTGAAGCAACTGCCGTTGAAACTACAGCAACTAGACCTGAATTAAAGGTTTTAGATTTTGATGCATCTACAAATGAATACGCACAGTTTTCTATTGCAATGCCTAAGTCATGGAATTTAGGTACAGTAACATATCAAGTTTTTTGGAGTCCAAGTACTACTAATACGGATACCTGTATTTTTGCTCTTCAAGGTCTAGCTACTACTGAAGGCGACACAGCCGATGCTGTTTTTGGAACAGCCGTAGAAGTTGAAGATGATGGAATTGGAACTGTAGAAGATGTACAGATGAGTGCGGTAAGTGGTGCAGTAACAATTGCTGGATCTCCCGCTGACAATGATTATACATTTTTTCAACTTTTTAGAAACGCAGCAGATGGTGACGATGACTTTACTGGTGATGCACGAGTAATGGGAATTAAATTATTTTATACTACTGACGCTGCTAACGACGCATAATAGGAGCTCATAATGAGAGATTATAAATTAGAAACCTTCCCGGAATCAAAGGGAAGTAAGGAAAGATCAAATAGACCAAAAATTAAAGGTTTTGGTTATCAAGTTTTAGGATTTGGTGCTGGAGGTCGTACAGTTACACCTTTTATTGAAGCAACAGGTGGAACTATTGTAACTAATGGTGATTTTAAATCACATATTTTTACAGGACCTGGGACATTTTGTGTGTCTAATGAAGGTACTCCACTTGGAGCAGACACGGTAGATTATTTTGTTGTTGCAGGAGGAGGTGGCGGTAATGGTACTAATAATCCTAATTTTGGTGGCGGTGGTGGAGGAGCAGGAGGATTTAGAATATCTAATTCTACAGGTTGTGTACCTGCACCAACAACGTCTCCATTAGTAGCTCCAGCAGCTTTACCAGTTGCAGCACAGGCTTATCCAATTACAGTAGGTGGAGGTGGTGTAGGGGGAGTATTACCAACTCCAGATTCAACTGTGGCAGGTACATCAGGAGCAAATTCAATTTTTTCAAGTATAACATCCGCAGGTGGAGGTGGTTCTAATGTTTGTGCAAGTGGAACTAACACTTCTGGCGGTTCTGGAGCAGGAGGTGGTAGAGGTAATTCAACATCACAAAGTGGTGGTGCAGGAAACACTCCACCAGTTAGTCCACCACAAGGTAATACAGGAGGTTCAGGAACACCTATGCCAGCACAAGGTCCACCAGCACCTTTCCCATCAAGAAATGGTGCAGGAGGAGCAGGTGCAGGAGCTGCAAGTGCAGGTGCTACAGTTCCAACAGCTACTGCAGGTGGAGTTGGTTCTTTTTTATCAGACACATTTGTTGGTCCAACAGCACCATCTTATGGAACATCGGGTCCAGTAAGCAGCACAAGATATTTTGCTGGTGGCGGTGGAGGAGCAGGTGGTTCTGGTGCTCAGCCAGGAGGAAGTGGGGGTGGAGGAGCATCATCACAAGGTGGACCTTCTGCAACTGCAGGAACAATTAATACAGGTGGCGGGGGAGGTTCAATGAATGATGGATGTTATCCAGCAGGAGGTGGTAATGGCGGAACTGGTATTGTTATGATAAGATATAAATTTCAATAGGTTTATGATGGTAGTAGATAATTTTATAAATAAAAAAGAATTAAACAAAATTAAAAAAGAAATGTTACACGGAGATTTTAATTGGTTTTATTGTCAAAAATCTTTAGATTATGATACAAAAATACAACCGATGTTTCAACATAGTTTTTTAAGTGATAATATAAAAAGTTATAAATTTGATTTAATAAAAAATTTATTAGAAAAAATTATTAAAAAAAGAAAAGCAAAAAATTTTATAAGAGTTAAATCTAATTTATATTTAACAAACAAAGAAAAAAATTCACACACTAAACATACAGATTTAAAAGATGTAGAAAAATATGAAACAGCTATTTATTATTTAACTACAACAAATGGTTCAACTTCTATTGGAAATAAAAAAATTAAAGATAAAGAAAATAGAATAGTTTTTTTTGATGGTAAAACAAAACATAATGCCAACATACAAACAGATAAAACTGAAAGGATGGTTATAAATTTTAACTATATAAATTAATTATGGCACATTTTGCAAAAATATCAGAAACAAATGAAGTACTAACAGTACTGGCATTAAACAATTTTGATATGTTAAATTCAGAAAACGTTGAGACTGAAACTGTTGGACAAGCTTATTTAGAACAACACAATAATTGGCCTGCAAATTTATGGATTCAAACTTCTTACAATACACTAAATAATACTCACCAATTAGGTGGAACTCCATTTAGAGGAAATTATGCAGGGATTGGTTATACTTGGGATGAAGATGATCAAATCTTTTGGCCTAAAAAACCTTATGCATCTTGGGTAAAACATAATGCATCAGCTTCTTGGAAATCACCAATCGGTGATGCTCCAGATGATCTAACTGATGAAGAAAAAGCAGCGGGTACTCATTATGTGTGGAATGAAGTTGGTCAATCTTGGGATAAAACTTCCGAAGCATAATTGATCTAGATCAAATCTTTTTAATCCTATTGACATTAGTATATCCTCCTTTATAAAAGGAAAAGGTATGCAAAAGAAAGTATTATCAGAAATAGCTTTATATTACGGCAATGTAGCGATGCCAGAACATTGGGAGATAGATAGAGTTGAACTAGCTCATCATATTTTACATTCTAGTTTAACCAATGAAAAATTACAATTTTCAAAAACTTTTGATAAATTAAATACTTATATGAGAGATTTTATTGGTCTTGAACATGGTGTTAATTTAGTTAACAAATCAACGTGGGGAAATATCTATAAACCCAATGAGACAACAATTCCTTTATTAAATATTGATCCGGTGGATCTACGAAACTCTCCAGACTTTACGATGCTTTATGGTGTTAAAGTTAAAGATTGTAATGTTAGAATACACTATGAAGATAACAGACGTAAAGGAAGAAGTTGGGATATAGAACTTAAAAATAATATGTTCATAATGTTTCCATCAACGAATATGTATTACCTAACTAACACTCAAAAAGATTCATTAAACTTTGTGCAAACAATAACTCATGAATATATCTAATTATTACTGGTACTTTACCTCTGCAATACCTCCAAAAATCTGTGATGACATTATAAAATATGGATTAACACAAGCAGAAACTATGGCAAGAACTGGTGGTTATGGTGATAAAGAATTAACTAAAGATCAAGTTAGAGATATGAAACGTAAAAGACACTCTGATTTAGTTTGGTTAAATGATACTTGGATTTATAAAGAATTACACCCATACATTCATCAAGCAAATAAAGCTGCTGGTTGGAATTATGAATGGGATAGATCTGAATCGTGTCAGTTTACAAAATATAAACACAACCAATACTATGATTGGCATTGTGATGGTTGGGATAAACCTTATGATAAAGAAGGACCCGATAAAGGTAAGATTCGAAAACTATCTATGACTTGTCAGTTAACCGATGGTTCAGAATATGAGGGTGGAGAGCTAGAATTTGATTTTAGAAACTATGATCCGCATATGAGAGAAGAAGCTAAACATTTAAGAAGAGCAAAAGAGATTTTACCTAAAGGAAGTATCATTGTATTTCCATCATTTGTATGGCATAGAGTTAAACCAGTAACGAAAGGAACTAGATATTCATTGGTTATGTGGAATCTTGGGTATCCATTTAAATAAGATGAATGTAAATAATTACTTTAACACAACCATTTGGTCAGAACAAAAACCAGAGTTTTTAAAATCTTTAACTAAAGCTACTGACAAATATATTAAATCTGCTAAAAACTTTCCAGAAGCTAAAGCACATATAAAAAAGTTTGGTGATTTTGGAAGAAGTTATCACTCACCTCCATTAACAGTTGATAATGATTTTCGAGACTTTAGAGATTATATTGGTCAAAAGTCTTGGGAATATTTAGATCACCAAGGTTTTGATATGCAACACTACACTACACTGTTTAGTGAAATGTGGGTACAAGAGTTTGCTAAAAAAGGGGGTGGACATCATTCAGCTCATGTTCATTGGAACCAACATGTATCAGGGTTTTATTTTTTAAAAGCAAATGAAAAAACATCTATGCCAATATTTCATGAACCAAGAACCGGGGCTAGATCTACTAAATTAAAAATGAAAACTAATCTAAAAGAAATTCTTAATGGTAATGAACTAGTTCACTTTAGACCTCAACCTGGAACGTTAATTATATTTCCAGGATTTTTAGAACACGAGTTTAGTGTAGACTTTGGTATTGAGCCATTTAGATTTATACATTGGAATATACAAGCTATACCAAAAGAAATGACTAAAGACATTTAACATGAAAGAGTTAAAAATAAAAACTAAAATTTTTTTAGATAAATTAAAAGGACACAAAAAAATTAAAAAAAATATATTAAAATTAATTGAAGAATCTAATTCAGATACT